TTAAGACTATATATTTCTTAGCGACCTTATCGTTTTTAACAACGATATCATCACCAAGTAATATATACTGGTTGAAACCTAAAGGCAACCCACATAAGTGGGCTGCTCAGGCCACAACTAGATGGTGAGTAAGAGCGAAAGCCGCTCAAGAACTGTAAGCTCCCATAGGCTGACCAACACTGTATCTAACAGTGTTATCAGACTTAGGAAGCTTAAAGTCTCTGTCAACTAATAGCCTTTCCCAGGCTTCTGAGAGTTCTTTTGAATCATAAATGATTCTCAAGAGCCTCTTTTGAAGCTTGATTGGAAATCTATCAGTTGCTGCGCTCAGGTCCAGTGACCAGAACTTTTCGGAGTTCGCCTCTCACTTATTGTGAGGATCTTGAGTGAATGTCCGGTCACATGGCAGGTTATCACGGAGTAATCCGAGAAGACCTTCATGGACGGGACGGAGGATAAATTGACTATAGTAATCTACCATAGCAATTACTCTCCTTTTCAATTCAGGATCTTTCACAATCGCCAATTGGCCACAACCAGTTTTCTCTGTTTGCGGCAAAATGTGATTAAGTTTAAAGGATACTTTGTAAAAGAGGTCAAACCTCTTTACATAGTCCCCTAAAAGCTTACCACATGCATCAAGTAGTGGATAAGGAAGTTGTAAAATGCTTCTTCATGCACTAATTGTTGCTGGGCCACAAGGTGATGACTTCATACTTAAGTAATGATCATCATCCTTGTAAGTAGGAGGTGGTAAGATCAACTTATAATGTACTACGAAATCACGTATGAATCAAAGTGGAATAACATAGTTCTTCCCCTTGTATTCATCGGTAATTGTAGTAGTGTCATAAGAAATCTTAGACTCCTCTTTCCTTGTAGGTTCTAGGGTTCTAATGATAGAAAGTATAGTCAGACAAGCTCTGATTTTACTTCTATCACCAGAATCTATTAACTTACGAAGGAAAAGAAGTCTCACTGGGAAACCATCACGAGTGACTGAAACATTGTTAGAATTAACTAACAATGGTTGTTTACAAATATATCTTGTTATGTGCAATTTTGCACACTTAAGATATGCTATTGTAAACTGGATTCCGTTATTTTTACGTAACGAATCCACCAGTCACAGAAACTGCCTTAACTCATTGGATACAT